GTTTGGTCTTTGATCTAGATTTAATCCCTGCCATGTATGAGTAGTTCCGTTTATAGTTTCGCTAACAGTGGTAGCTGTTGGAGATATAGAAGATCCATCATGCTGTATTCCTGATCCTGTAACTGAATAGAGGAACCCAGAATTATATTCTGTTGTTCGTATAGATTCTGTAATAATTGTGGAAGTTTCTGTTCGGCTGCTGGAACTACCCTGTGTGAAATTCGGAATAACTGGAACAGCGTAGCAAGGAACAGATATAACAAAACCAAGAAGAAGTAGCCTCCTCATTCGATAGTAAGATCAACGACAAACTGACCTGTAATTACAATACCTGTTCCAGTTCCAGGTGTCATTGTAATATTATGATTATCTAGTGCTACTGCTGCTGTTCCCACACTACCAGCACTTGTAGATGTTAAGTCCGAAAAGTTTGGAACTGTACCAACTGTAATCGCACTACCTGGTGTGGCATCTCCTTCTAAATAGCTAGTAGAAAAGCTGAAGGCTTCGCCACTGGTCGCTTGTGTAGCAGAAGGAAAAGTTACTGCTGGTACACCATTAGTCACAGATCCGAAGCCACCTAGCGTAGCTGCTGAATTCGAGTCCACAGTTGTTATATTGTTACCTGAGATGCTGTAACTAGATCCGATCTTATCTGCTGTACTCGCAGCCGATAAAGATTCAAACTTTACACTAGATGATATGGAATTAGTCATATCTGCATAAGCTGGTGCGGATACAAGAAAGATAAATGGTAATAGTCTTTTCATTTGATACCTACTTTGTTTTTACTATTATCTATTATTTTAGGACCATTGTTGTTACCTGTGCCACTTTTCTTGTTTCCTACTGAGACCCCGTAGCTACCGAGCACCCCCGAAACCAAGCCAGCCGTGAACGCTCCATCAATCCTTACCTTACCCATGTACCCCAAAGTCATCATTGATAAACTCCAGGTTAAAATCAGAAATCTGATTGCGTGGCCAAAAAGTTCACCCCATTCGATGCCTTCTTTTTCTTCTTTCTCTTCAGCCATAAAAGTAAAGATTCTTGTCTAATACTAGCAAAGTAGCTATGTTTGGGAAGTAACACATAAAAACGATGGTAAAAATTCTAAAACCTATTCTTCTAGTTTTTATTAAATCAAAAGCAATGAAGAGATTGATAGTGGATCTGTTGAAAGCTATAGCCAAACAAACAGACAACACAATAGATGATCAAGCAGTTGCTTTTATCGAGTCTAGAATGTTCCCTGGTTCTACTACAAACCTTCAATGACATGAAAGACGGTTTTTTTCAGATCATTTTTGAATCTCCACCAGCTGAAGTAGAACTTTCTACGGAATTAAGGTGTCGAGAGATTATGAAATCTAATGATATTGATAAAATAAAAGCGTTTTGCTGTGATTTAGTAAGAAATCAAGCAAAAATAGACACTGTACTATCTTCAGCATTGGCACGTTTAGCTGAACAAGAGTCTGCAAGAATGGTTCAAGAAAGAATTGAAAAAGCAAAAGGCATAAATAAATTACTATTTCTCTTTCATCAATTTATGGTAATGAAACAGATAGAAAAGATTATGAAAGCAAACCGTCCTCAAAATCCTTAAGTTCTTGTTCTGAAAAATCTTCTTCACTCATATGCAAAACTTCACATACTAAAGCATTGTGTTTAATAACAGCAGTTCTTATAAATTCTGTAACCCATTTACCATTAGTTATAAGTTGAGCTTTTCGATTACCGTCAATAAAAACGTAATGATCATAACCTCTTAAATCTTGATCAATCAATTTTTTTTCAAGATTTGCTATTCTATTTAATTTTAAAGTTTTTAATTTATTCATTGTAATAAAGATCATGTACTCTTTGTAATGGTATAGCAGCAACTTGTGGCACTACTGAATTGCCTAGTGCTTTAAGTCTGTCCACCCTACCTCGTAACCCATCATCTCCTCTACGAAGGCAGGGTTGAGAAACATATCTTCGCCAGTCTGGGTCGAGAGTTCTCCTCTTCTTGCTATTGAGGAAAGCATTTTCCCAGATTGATGATTCCAGTCTTTTGCAGTTGCTTTGTGTTCTAAAGCTGTTGGTGTTGGTAGTGTTTGAAACTGATTGAAAAGATTTACTTCTAAATGAATTTTCCTTCCTAAAGTTGTTTTGTGTTTGCAGTTCTTGACCGATTTCCATGATCCGTCTTTGTAATCTCTCGCTGTCGGAGTTGGTAATGTTTGATTTTTTGTTGTCCATTCTTTTGTCTGAACAGTTGTCATCTCCATGTCGAATTTTATTGTTTTGAGGAATGGTTTGATCTCTAACCAATTCTCTATCGAGGGATAACTGAAACCTTTTTTGTCCTTCCGAAACCAATGTTCTATCGTTGTTTTCTTGATAGTTGTTTTGGTTGCTAATTCTTTTATTGTTGTCTGTTGTCTTAGATAAGTTACAAACTCTTCCTGTTTCGGTAGATATGGCCTTTCCTCCATTTGATGATTTTGATAAATTTCTAAAAGTTCTGGATTTTCCTTTATCTTCTCCATCATTACTGCATCGCTCAAAGTTACTTGTATTGGTTGGCCTGATGATCTGTGTGTCTTGCCTTGGAGTAACTTTGTTGCATGTTTCAAACTCTCCTCTTTGGTGTCCATTGTTGTTGGGGTAGGCAACGAGCCACCAACGACTTCTTTGGTGACAGGCTCCCAATGAACTTGCAGATATAATCGACCATTCTGCATCGTACCCTGCTTCGGAAAGCTCTCCGAGTACGATGTCCAATCCGTTATTAAGGATCGCTGCCACGTTTTCCAAGACGATGAACTTTGGTCGTACCATGCGTACGACTCGCATGAGTTCGTAAAATAAACCCGATCTGGATTCTTTCGTGATTCCTTTTTGAAGCCCGGCCACACTGATGTCCTGACATGGAAATCCGGCTGATATGACATCGTACTGAAAAGGTCTTGCTGTAAATGTTGTGATGTCATCGTGAATAGGAATGTTAGGCCAATGTTTTTTTAAAATTTTTTGAGAGAAAGGATTTATTTCTATAAATTTAGTAGTTTCAAAACCTCCTACTATTTTTTCAGCAGCATAACTAAAACCACCAATTCCTGCAAAAGTATCAAGTAATTTTAATTTTGTCACTTTTTTGTCCAGTTAAATCCATTAGCGATACGACTTTCTTGTGCTTTATTCATAAGTCTCATATCTTCTGACTCTGCATCTTCATAATCCTTTCCATCTGCATGGGTTTCAGCATATTGGTACGCAAGATTTCTGAGTACAGCACTTGCTTTTTCACCTCTTGCATCACATAAATCCTTGAATAATTTACCTCTTGTAGGGTCTATAAGTACTTGAAATAATACTTTTCTAAAGATGCGATTGTATTCTTTAGTTTCTTTTACTGGTGTCATAAACTAGCGTTTCTTTTATTATACTACCATGTTATAGGAGTGTCAGATTTTCTCCAACGATTATTAAATGCAACTCGTTTAGCTTTGCGTTTTGCTTGCTTACCAGCTCGTATTTCTCTAAAAGCTTTTAGATTTTCGGTAATAGTAACAATATCTCTTGTCATAGCAAACTGAACTTCTTTAAGTAAGTTCTCGATAACTATGTCTCTATGTGTTTTTTCCATGTACCTCACGCGGGGGGATAGCGTCCGAAATGTCCCAAACGCTTTAATCTCTGTTATAACCTAGATTTGCGATGGGACAAGAGGGGTGGGACAAAGCTGTTACGCTTCTACTGTCCCATCTTCTATAGCAGCCCAATCTTCATGGTTACTAAACAACTCATCAATGGGACAACCTTCAACTGTCCCATCAGTATGTCCCGACCCAGTTGTATTAGTATCACTATCATTTAGTGTAGGTGGGACAGTATTCACGGCCTCCCCCCGTGCGAGGATAGCTCTATACTTTTTACCTTCTTTGGTTTCTTCAACAAATTCTATAAGACCTCTTTTTTCTAATCTTTGGAGTGATTTTCTTATAGTTCCTGTTTTACCACCAATCAGAGGATCATATAAAAGATCGTATTTGGAACGACTTTCGGGATGTACTGACCTCATTCTTTGTAAAATTTTATCTGTAATATTAGCTGGTGTATTATCTTGAGAAGCTATTTCGGGAGTGAAATCAGATATACTGTAAGTAAGATCATCTTCCATCTTCATAATTAAGGAAAGACCTGATCTACCGATACGAGATTT